TGTAGCGACAGGTATCCTACATAAAGGTCACGTCTCTGCACCAAGAGGTGGCGGTCATTGGATGCTTCTTATCGGTGATGATGAAAACAAAGGTGTTTTCCATGATCCATACGGTGAAATGGATAACGTCAACGGTGGTTATGTAACCATCGGTAAAGGCGGAAAGGAAGTACGTTATAGCTGGAAGAACTGGCTACCACGCTGGGAAGTAGAAGGTAGTGGTTCTGGTTGGTACATGACCTTCCGACCTATACAACAGGCATGATTGAAGCATTACTTTCAGCCGCTGTGGCTTTAACTGCTGGTGTTGCAGCAGTAACAAATAGAATACATTCTCGTATTAACCGTGTTCATGAACGTATCAATTCTATGGACAACCGTATTGATAACTTTGAAGTTAAGATCGTTAGTAACTACGTTGCTAAGGTTGACTTTGAACGTGCGTTGACCAAGATTGATACTGGCATGAACCGTTTAGACGAGAAACTAGACCGTATCCTTATGAGAGGTCATGACTAAAAAGAAAGCATCGGAGGATATGTTTAACGAGCTTCACAACCTCGTGACAACTGAGTTCCTTCAACGCATCAAATCAGGTGAAGCCAGCACACAAGACCTTAAGGCAGCGTGTGACTGGCTAGCCAAGAATGACATTAGTGGGGTTGCTTACGACGGTAGCCCCTTGGATAAACTGGCAAATGTATTGCCTAATATTGATCCAGAACTAGTACAGCGGAGGTTGTATGGCCCGAAAGTCTAAGCACAGCGGACCAAAATACGCCAACGGTAACTACAAATCATACCAAAAAAAGTATGATAGTAGCGCCTTACAGATACGGAAACGTACCGAACTCAACAAAGAGAATCGTAAACGTGGCACCTATGGTAATGGAGATGGTAAAGATGTATCCCACAAAAAGGATGGATCTACAACCCTTGAAATTGCATCTAAGAATAGAGCCCGTAAAGGCAAGAAAGCATGACCCCGCTGCTCCCCAGTCCTGATCACTACCTGCAAAATCTAATAACCATGACTAGCCCTGAAGCGAAACGGCTATGGCGTCAAGCCATCAAGGAACACTTCAACTGTCAATGTGTCTATTGTGGAGAACATTATGAACTACATGAACTTACTCTTGATCACGTTGTACCTCGTTTTTATGGAGGAGAAACGACAACAAGAAACTTGGTACCATCCTGCAGGAAATGTAATCAGAACAAAGGAACGAATAACTGGCTCACGTGGATGAGGCAGACTTTTGGTCAAACACCAAGAGAACATTTAATCCTATCACATATTAAATAATGGATAACGAATGGTTTGAACTAAAAGATTGGGCAATGCAAACTCTTCTAGATTATAAAGAGGAGTTAATTGAAGAAGGAAGAGCCCGTGGTGGTAAAATGCCCAATGCTTTGAAAAAAGTTGATAGATTTTTGGGTGCACTAGGTGCTGATACTGCACAAACTTATGCTGACATGCTTGATGATGCGCGTCGCAAAGGTTTGACGCCTGCTCAACTGGCACGTAAAGGCAGGAATATGGAAGAAACCATTATGAACGCCTTTAGGGTTCTTCCTGATGACCCGGCTCATCACATGTATTCTTTGAGAACTGCGGGTGACCTAATTCAAAAAGTCCCATCAACCATTCGTGAAGAAGGGCTGAAAATGCTCAAAGATATGGGCTATGAGCTGGGTAATGTACGACGTAATTTAATTAGTCTTGCTGAGTATGTTCACCAAGGTCGAACTGGTAAAGGTGCAGAACTTGCTGCATTAGGTGACGTTATTGTTGACAAAACCAAAACAAAAATTGCACACCCACGTGGAACTGGTGATCCGTTAATTAGTAAAACGGTAAATTGGCGTAACATTAAATCTCCACAAGATTTTGTTAATGCTTATTTACCTTTACTACAGCAACAAGCTAAAGACGTCGCAGGTGCTTTAGAAACTTCTGCACCTAGAGAACGGTTGCTAAGTTTAGCTGTTCAAGAAGGTACTGGTATTGAAGACATTTTTAGCACGGCTCGAACAACAGAAGAGGTGGCAACTGGACGTAAATTTTTACAGACCGTGCCTGATGTTGTTCGGGAAAGTTACCTTATGTTTAAAAATGGTGCAGCGGCATTTGTACCGTTACCTTTTTTAAAACCGTTAGCTGGTAAAGTTGCTGAAGCAGTCCCTGCCATTGGAGCCGTGTTTGATACAGGTGAAGCTGTTGCAGGTGCTGTTGAAACCGCTACTGCTGAAACGCCTGTTGAAAAAACAACAGGTCTTATGAAAACAGCAGGGGGTGCGTTAGGACTTGCTAGTTTGGCATTCCCTCCTTTAGGTTTACCTGCTGTTATGATGTCTGGCGGAGCTGCGGCTCTTAAATTTCAAACAGAAAAAGCAAAGGGACCAGAATCAATTGTACCTGATTTGTTTCCAGAGCCTAAAGCTGTTATGGCTAGAACACCGACTGGTGTAGCAACTCTTACTAAACCTGAGTCTGAATACGAACGTCGTAAACGTTACCGTACTGGACGTTAGAAGCCCCGTTAACCACCTTCCACCCACCCTTTTATTTATGGATTGCCATTATTGCGGTGCTCCCGCCACTACTAAAGATCACATTGTTCCTATCAGTTACAATTACAGCAATCGTCCTAAAAACCACCGATCTAGGGGTGGTGAAACAGTAGATTGTTGTCATGAGTGTAATAGTCTTCTTGGTGCTAAAGCTTTGTTTAGTGTTGAAGAACGTGCTCATGAGATCGCTGAGTGTCTGGAACGCCGCTATAAAAAAGAATTGAAAGCTCCTGTTTGGACAGATGAAGATCTTGCTGAACTTGGTCCATCTCTCCGAAAACAGATAAAAGCTAAACAATTCTTGCGAGATGAGATCCTGGAACGAGTCAGAAATTCCGTCAGCGTGGCCCAGGGGCTCCTAGAACGGGCTTTACCCCTTTGGAGTTTATCGTAGTGAAAAAAGCGGAAAACAAGCGGGTTGTAGCCGATTTTCCAATCATCGTTACAGGACCACAAAGAGCAGGCTCACGCATCGCTGCGCATATGCTAGCCTCTGACCTTGGTGGTGTGTTTGTTGATGAGCTTGACTATTGTCTTCCTTTACCGGATAATGCTGTTGTTCAAGCTCCTTTTCTTCTTAAAGCCGTTGTAGAGTTATCATTTCTTTTACCAACTGCTAAGTTTGCTTTTATGTACCGTACTCCTGGTGATATTGTAGCCAGTATGGAACGTGTTGAATGGTATGCTGATTACTGCAGTGATCCTAACTTCTACACGTCTTACGTTAAACACTGTTACGAATACATTGGCTTGTTAAAGCGGACGCTGCAACCTGACCGATGGTTTGATATTCAATACGAATCATTATCAACACACCCTATGTTTGTTAAAAACCGAACTGGTTTTACAGTAAAGCAACATTTACCTAACGTCCCTCACGGACCTAAACTTTGGAGAAACGATGAATACATTAGATCTACTAAGGGATGATTTTAAACTATTTCTACAAGCCCTGTGGGCTCAGTTAGACCTACCATCACCTACTCGTGCTCAATACGCTATTGCTGACTATTTACAACACGGTCCTAAGCGTTTACAAATCCAGGCTTTCCGAGGAGTTGGTAAATCTTGGATTACTGGTGCTTTTGTCCTTTGGACTCTCTTCAAAGATAATGAAAAAAAGATCATGATTATCTCCGCGTCTAAAGAACGTGCCGATAACATGAGTATCTTTCTTCAGAAGCTTATTATTGAGACCCCGTGGTTGAACCATATGCAACCTGCTGATGACTCAGCACGATGGTCTCGTATCTCCTTCGACATCAAATGTCCGCCTCACCAGGCTCCCTCTGTTAAAAGTGTAGGCATTACTGGTCAGCTAACTGGTTCACGTGCTGACCTGATGATTCTTGATGACATTGAAGTCCCTGGTAACTCCATGACGGAGATGATGCGTGAGAAACTACTTCAGTTGTGTACTGAGGCTGAGTCTATCCTTACTCCTAAGGAAGATAGTCGGATTATGTACCTTGGTACCCCTCAAACGGTGTTTACCATCTACCGTAAGCTAGCAGAGCGTAATTATAGACCGTTTGTGTGGCCTGCTAGGGTACCACGTAAGCTATCGAGTTACGAAGGTCTCTTGGCTCCTCAACTCCAAGAGGACATCGACATGGGTGCCGATCCTTGGAGTGTAACTGACCCTGACCGATTTGACCATGAAGACCTTATCGAACGTGAAGCGTCTATGGGACGCAGCAACTTCATGTTGCAGTTCATGCTGGACACAAGCCTCAGTGACGCTGAAAAGTTCCCCCTCAAGATGGCTGATCTTGTCGTCACCAGTGTTAATCCTAAGTCCGCTCCTGATAGCGTCATCTGGTGCTCAGATCCTCAAAACGTCATCAAAGACCTCCCAACTGTCGGCTTACCTGGAGACTATTTCTA